GTTTTTATTGGGGTGATGGAACTGCAAAAGCACTTGACGATAAAACAGAAACAATAGATGGAGTTGAATATATTACTTTAGGTGTTAAATCAGTATTAAAAGCACAGGAAAAAGCAACTGCTGGTAGTTTGTTAGCTAGATATGATTGGTACGTTGTAAGAAAAGCAGAAACATCGAAAGCTATTCCTACAGCAATAAAAACTTATAGGACTGCAATTAGAACTGCTTGTGCAACAAGAGAAACAGAAATAGATAATTGTGCAGATACCGCAGCTTTAGTTACTCTTTATGGATTGAAAGAAGATGGAACTCCAAACATGACACAATATCCAGTAGATCCTAACGGGTAGATTCTTGCATTTGTCTTGTCATTAAGCCCATAGTGACGTAGAGAGGGGATAGGGCTACAATAAGCAGTAATACAAGCACACTTGTAAAAGATAGTGCTTTCAAAATTGCAAATTTTATCATGTGGCAAAAGCTCTCAACTATTTTAAGTTTGATTTCTATTATTATGGTAGCTTCCATGAGTGGCGGAGCATACCTAGGTTACAGGTATGTAACTTCAGAGCAATTTAAAACAAGAGTTATGAATGAAATTCTTGGAAATGTTCAAGGAATGATGCCAAAAGTATTAGAAAAAGGATTACCTGATCTTACTGGCCCATCTCTACCAATACCACCAACAATGAGTGAATCAAAAATATAATTGGAAATACCTGAGATCTATATTCCTGAGATTTATATTCCAGATGTCCCAGAAATTTATAGTCCACATTATATAGAAATAGCAAAACCACCTGACATAGATGTCCCTGGTTGTACTTATCAACATCGAGATATAAAAAATACTGGTAATCGTAATTTGTTATTGGATGATCCTAATGGTGTATATACAACCTGTGATGTGCCATTTCCTAGTTTCGTTCCTCTTGACTATACACCTGAAAATTTGGTTATTACAGAAGAAGTTCCTACAAATAATGAAACCCCACCCTTACCAGAAACAAAGCAACCAGAAATACCAGAGATACCAAAAGAAAAAGATATTGAACTAGAGCCTTGCCCTGGTAAAAATAATCAGAGGGTTGGAGACTTTCGTAACGAAAAACGATTGGAACGTGTCACAGGGCATAAAAGAGGAGAAGATGGGATTGAATGTATAACTCTCTATGAAAGTGTTCCGTTTAAAGATCAGTACATTCCAGAAGTTTCTACTATTGTATCTACTGCTGTTATTGGCTTGGTCGCTGCCAGTAGTCCACTTCTTCTTAACGCAGTAAAACCATTAGTAAAACAAATAGTGAAAAAGCTTACAAAGAAGAAAGATAGGGTAGAATAAAAGAACCCTATTCGACAAGGCAATGGATAGGGCGTCTAGGTGGGCAAGTCTAACCGTGCTTGCCTACTGCTTTAATTTATGAGTATGTGGGATAACTTGATTTGGTGGGATAGTAACAACAATATCTTCACAAGTAACAGCACTAGGAGTATTAGGTTTGAAGGTAACACCTAATTTTGCCTGTTTTGCACACATTTCCAAACGATATAGGCTGATTTCCATTTTAGTTTTCTTTATCAATAATTTTTGAGCTTCAATATTTACTGCACTTGCTTCGTGACAAAGGGCTGGTGACTTTCCCAATGGTATGTTTATTTGAGCAGAGATTCCATAATTTAAATTAAAGTTTTCTTTCTCGAATCTCGGTGTTTCTTGAACATACTTTATTTCTCCAGTATTCTCGTCATATATATTTTGTCTAGTAACAGTTTCTCTAGGTAAAGAAAATGTATGAGAATCAGTTACATACGGAGTGATAGTAAGACTAGGAGAGGCACAGACAATACCCTGACTCATTCTGAAAGATGGCATAGAAGAAGGTGTTATCATGGTGGCATTATTATTAACTACCCCCTGTGCGTTGGAGCTTGGGGATGCTACGGTTGTATTAGCCAAAACCCTTGCAGGACAAAGGATTAGAGCTATTGCCCAAATGTAGTTGTAGTTTCTACTGTGGTTGTTGTATTTATTGTTCTTGTTATTGTGGTTACTGTGTCTAGTCCTGGTGTTATTAGAGTTTCTTGAAGAGAAAACGCCGATCCTGGAGTTACGACTTTCCATCTTGGAACTGCCTCTAAGTTTGGTGAAGTCCAACTAAAACTTACCCCTCCAACTGTTTGTTCTGTAAGAGTTGTAGCTGTAGGGTTAATATATCCATTGAGGTCATTACTTTCAATATTATGTCCTGACGCAGAATATGAGTATCCTGTTCGATACTGATGACTTGTAATGGTTTCATTTATTACTGATTCTGAGGTCGAGCTAGTTTGAGAACTACCCGAACGAAATTGTGGAACTACAGGAACAGCAAGTGTTCTTATAGGACATAATAGTAAAACTAATAACCAAAGTCTAGTCAATCGTAATACGGACAGTAGTAGATCCAATACAGCTAGTGCCACTACCCCCTGCTGTGCAGGTATGGATTCCTGATGAAACTGATGTTAATGCTAAATTTCCTGCTGTACCTCCTGAGATAACAGTAGTTTGACCACCAAGAACAGGAAGACTTGCAATACCGCTAGATGGGGTGATTGCTGTTTGTGTTCCATCTCCAGCTTGATAACTTTCCGATAGAGAGAACGCTGATCCAGCCGTTGTTACTGTTTTATTTGTATGCATTGCGTTTGGTGCTCCATTATTACCGAAACTACCAAGATTTAAACCGCCAATTCCATTAGTTACAACGTTTTCTCCAGTTCCTGTAGATGTAGTGATATTGTTTCCGCTTATGCTGTAGCTCGATGGGGCTGCATTTGTAATGACATAAGGCGAGTCAATAGAAATCTGTGCAGAAGTTACAAATTCCTGTTTGATATTAGCGTAGACAGGTGTTGTTGCTAACAATAATAACGGAAGTAGCTTTTTCATTTTTTAGGTTTTGGGTCGATTACTTCAGCACCTTCTATTTTAATAGGTGTTATTACCCTTATAGTCTGAACCATACCTTCATTTTCTGCAACTTTACTGTCTTTCTCACTACGTTTCTTTGATCCCTCTAAACCGAATGTTGCCAGTGCTCCCGTTAGAAGCGAAGCAGGAAACGTGATATCTTTTGGTTCTGAACTGTACCCTGGGATTGAAATGTAATTCAGAGTTACTATGAATCCACTCCAAACGACAACACCTAATCTGACAAAAAGACTGATAATTGCTAGTTGCTCTTCTTTGTCATCTAAACCTTCCTTAAGTTTTTGAAAGGCATTTTTTTTCTTTTCTTCAACCATGAGACAAAATTTTAGGCATACTAAACATAACTATAGCTTAAATTCATGCCTGAGATATATGCAGCCTTAATAGGAGCAGCAGCTACGGCCTTCGTTATGGTTTTATCGAACATAAGTAATAGAAGAGATAGAGATATTGTTGAATTGTTTAGTCGAATAAATAGATTAGAAAGAGCCGTAAGTCGCATGGAAGGTCAAAAGGACTAATCTTTGGTATGTTTGGGTAAGAACATATATCTTTTTTATGTACAAAATTTTAAAACCAATTTTAATGACCTTTTTAACAACCACTGCTGTTAAAAGATTAGTAGTTGATTTATTGAAATCAATTGCAAAGCAAACTACCAATACTTTGGATGATAAGGCGGTTGCGATTTTAGAAAAACAACTTTTTCCCTAACATGAAAATTACTAAATTTCTCAACATAGATATTGAACCAGCACCACCAGAACTGGAGCTAGAAATCGAAATGCAATGTAGAGAAATAATGAAAAGTAATGATCTAGATAATGTAAAAAGATATTGCACACATATGGTTAGACAAAAGTTTGATCAAGATATTTTTATGGCTTCTTTATTAAATAGATTGATTGAATTAGAAGCTAATCGTGTTGTAATTGAGATGAGAAAACAAAAAAGAAAATCAACAAATCCAATTAAGAAGTTTTTTCGTATTCCTTAATTTCTTCATCAGTAAAATCTCTGATAAATAGTTTATCTATCTTGTCAATTTCGTAATTATATTTGAGTATTGCAGTTCTTATATGCTCTGTAACCCAACGACCTTCATCATATACTACCTGTGCTTTGCCATTTTCTTTAATGAAGACATAATGATCTTGGCCTTTCATTTGAATTTCTAGAAAGTTTTTTTCAAGATTTTTACGTCTTATTTCTTTAAGTTTGCGTAATTTTTCAACTGATTTTCTAACTGGTTTCATTTGAAATAAAGATCATGAACACGTTGAAGTGGGATTGCAGCGACAGCTGGAACAATACTATTGCCTAGGGCTTTAGTTCTGTCCACCCGATTGGATAACCCATAACTTCCTCTAGGAAGTATGGGCTTACTGACATATGATCGCCAGTTTGGGTCAAGACGTCCGGTATGTTTCGCTGACCATATTCCTGATTCCATTTTACTGAGGATCTTCCTTTGTAATCCCTCGCTGTTGGAGTCGGTAACATTCCCCTCAAATGATCGAACAATTCTACCGTTTGAGGATTCACTGCTTCTCGAAGATTTGCTAACTTGGTTCTGCCCTTTCTGTGAACTTGAGTCTGTTTCATCATTGACCTCATTGATCGAGGAGGAAGATGATCCATAGTCGTTGGTGTAGGCAACGCACCACCACCTTGAACGTCTGTGGGAGGCTCCCAGTGAACTTGCAGATATAATTGACCATTCTGCATCGTACCCTGCTTCGGAAAGCTCTCCGAGAACGATGTCCAATCCGTTATTAAGGATCGCTGCCACGTTTTCCATGACAACGAACTTTGGTCGTACCAAGCGTATGACTCTGATGAGGTCGTAAAATAAACTTGATCTGGATTGGTCTGTAATTCCTTCTCTTCTTCCTGCGACACTGATGTCCTGACAGGGGAAACCTCCTGTGATGACATCATATTGTCCAGGGTAAGCTGTGAATGTTTTGATATCGTCATGACAGGGAACTTTTGGAAAATGTTTTTTTAAAACTTTTTGACAGAAGGGATCAATTTCTACAAATTGAGTGGTTTCAAATCCTCCAACAAGTTCATGTGCAGCATAAGAGAAACCACCGATACCTGCAAAAGTATCAAGAATTTTTAAAGTTTCTATCAAAATGCCATTTGATTTAGATCAGGGGCATCTTCGACCTTTTGTGGATTAATATTGCCATATACTCCGTATGGTCCTTCCATCGCTTTACTGTAGATTTGTATACATTGAGTTTTAATTTCTTTTCTTTGTTTGAAATCATAAACTTTTTTCTCCGATGCTTTTGTATTTACGAGGTTTTTTAAATGATCTATTAAATGTGTAACAGATTCAACTGGAATTGTTAAAGCCAACACTTCTTTCTCTGGATCGAATTTATCTGTTCCTATAGACCATTTAATAGGAAGAGGTAGAGCTGGATTGAATTGTGAATTAGTCATTGAAATAATTTTGAAGAATTTTTTTAATAAATTGATTGGGAGGAACATTATTGTCTTTGCAATATGTTCTTATTTGTTTTGCAAGAAGATCATCTGTACGAATAGAAAAGATGTTTCTGTTGTAATCTTTATGGCGATCTAGCTTGCGTTCTTGAAGTTGATCTAGAACTTGTTTCCCTGCAAATTCCGCTTCTTCCTGAGTCATAGGGTTGAATCAATTTCATTTATTAGAAGTGTAAGGAACTGACCTTGTTCCGCAGTTCTTATGTCAGCAGGGCCAATCTTTTCAGATGTAATCTTGAACTTAGATTTGTACTTGTTAAGAACTTCATCTTTTTTCTTGGGATACTTTTCAGATAAGCCCATAATCTTTGATACGACAGCTTCTAATGCAGGTTGTGCTATAGGCTTACCATAATCTTTATCTTCTATGGATTCAACAGGTTCAGGTTCTTGTTTAGGTTTTGTAGGAGTTCTTGAAATACCTTTTTTAGGTTCGGGTGTAACCTGTTTTGCTTCATCGATTTCAATCTGTGCCCAAAGTTCATAAGCTAAACCAAAAGTAAAACAGGCACAGGCACAAAGACATCTACGATGTGAATTTTGAAAGTTAACAGCAGAAATCGTTTTTAAAGCCTTATTTGTGTTATCTGTAATTGCAAAAGGGAAAAGAGTAGTTTTGACACTTGTATCAATGTGTTCAAAATATCCCATAAGAAAACCAGTTCCATCGGGAGCTTGGAAAATATAAGATGATATACCTTCTTCAGAAGTGGATTTATCAAGACAGAACTGCCAACCTGGAGCGTGTTCTCTCAGTATCTGTGCAGTTTTAGCCCAAGCGACATAATCAAACTTCATCTTTTTATAGATGTCAGTAGTTTTGATTACCCCAGCTAGATTAGGCAGAGTTGTGGTGGTCATGTTTAATTAGTATTAGTATACTATTAGTATACTAATCACAAATAGAAGATATTGCAATATATGCACCAGGCAATTCATCTTTATTTACATATCTTTTTTTTGTATTAAGTTCAACAACTAAAGAATCATCTTCCAATACACTTCCTCCAGCACTAACAGATAATCCATCTAAAGTGGATCTTGCCAGCTTATCGATATCTCCATTACCTCTACTTACACAATGTTTAGGAGATGAAGCCTTTAATACTTCTGCATTCTTTCCTGATCCAAAATGTGATTTAGGTCTTGGAAAAATAAATTCAATATCTGCCTTTACTGGCATATTCAATGCTCCACTTGAATAACATCCGAGTGCAGCTTCCTTAACATCATTTCTCCAGGGCTTTACTTTCTTTGATGCTTCTATCATCGCACCATATCTTGTTAAGGTTTTAGATCCTTGAGGAGCAGGGATTCCTACTACCCTTATTGTTATTTCGTTCATCCTTCTAAATCCTTGATTCTTTTATCCAACTCTTTACTTCTAAGATTATATTCTTCATCAGTTATTTCTCTTTGAAACCAAGCCCATTCCAAAGCTGCATATTTATTGTTTAGTTGAGTAATAAAAAACTTTCTTTTTTCATTAAGTTCCTTATAAAAACATTTCATGAGATAACACCCCACTTTCTTCTTAGTTTTGCCTTTAATTGTTTGCTTTTCTGTCTTTTCAAACTTAAATAAGTGTCATTAAGTTCTTCGATCAGATGTTCAAAATCTCCTTGAGATGACAACTCCAATGACCTTTCAAAATTAACAATAGAAGCTTTTATTAGCTCTAAGTCTCTACCTGAGACATCAAGTATATATCTCATCGTTTAGTCCACTCCGAGATAAGTTTTCTTAGCTCCTCGATACGTTTCTGAGCAGCTTCTATTCTTTGCTCCTTTGTCATTTTTGTCCTCTTAGTTTAATATCTACGGCTATTGTATTTCCTAGCAATTTTTTTATCTTTTGCACTTCATCTTCTGTCAAATCATTAAATATTTCATATCTTGCGACTCTATTTTTTGCAAACATTTTATGTATCTTTTTTTCTAACTTTTTATAATCATCTCTTGCAGGACTTACCGCAAGCACTTCATCAGGTAGTTGTTGTCTTACTCTGTTTTTTATATTGTTCTCACAAGAGCAGCCTACTTTATGACTATTAGCACTTTTGAAGAAATATACATGACCTAATTCTTTTTTCTTTTCTACAACACTATCAGGATTAGGAGTCCAACCATTCTTCCATCCTTCATCTATCGCTTGATCATGCCATTTAGATTTACCTTTTACATATTTAAGAAAACCTTTTTTGATTAAGTCTAATTCAGCTTCATGATCACTTTCAATTTCATATGTAGGCTCTCCATTACAATAAATATCTGTTTGTTTAAAAATTAAACCAAATTTTTTATATATTTCATCTTCTGTCATACCAAACAACCTTTCATAAGGTTTTGCTTCTTCTCCAAAACTAACTCCATTAATAGCGATTTTTCCATCAGAAGTAACTATCAGTTTATTAGTAGATCCTGTAGTGCTAGATAGTAAGTTCATATCAAAACACTACCTGTTTAGCTTCAAACTTTTCCCATGCCTCCTGCCATGCATCTTTGCATCTTTGCACAGGCTGATCTTCATTTAACATACACTTGCCTTTATATGCCCAAATCGTATTACAGATATCAGGTTCTATATCACAGTTCAACTTAAGCATTTCGATGTAGCAACCTAGTTGTTTATCTGTTTTATAAGGTTCTCTCCAACCTGTTCTTTTCTTAAAGTCATATTTTGTATCTCCTTTAGTCTTGAGATCAATCAATCTAATCTTCTTAGCCTTAGTGTCATACCCAATAAGATCAAGTTGACCTCCTACATCCTTACTTGGATTGCTCATCATATATTCGACACCCATAGGTTCAAAATGTGTAAACAATTCCAGCTCAAACAATGGAATAGCCCATTCTTCATATTCACCCATATCGATATTATCAGCACCTAACATCTTCTGTTCTAAGCAACTATGAACAGTTTCTCCTCTCGGTTGCCA